CAGAATTGGCAAACATCTTGCAGTCTGAAATCTTAACAGAAATCAACCGCGAGCTTGTTCGTACAATTTACTCAACAGCAGTTGTCGGCGCAGCCGGTACAGCATCAGCTGGTGTATTCGATCTTGATGTCGATGCAAACGGTCGTTGGTCAGTTGAGAAATTCAAAGGCCTAATGTTCCAGATCGAGCAAGAAGCAAACGCAATTGCTAAAGGTACTCGTCGTGGTAAAGGTAACATCGTAATTTGTTCTTCAGACGTTGCGTCTGCATTGCAAATGGCCGGTGTACTTGATTACGCTCCAGCACTTAACAGCAACGCGCTTTCAGTTGATGATACAGGCAATACTTTTGCTGGTGTCCTTAACGGTCGCTATCGCGTATACGTTGATCCATATGCAGGCAGCAACTACTTGGTTGTTGGTTACAAAGGTTCAAGCGCATTTGATGCAGGTCTGTTCTATTGCCCATACGTACCACTACAGATGGTTCGTGCAATCGGCGAGAACACATTCCAGCCAAAAATCGGATTTAAGACTCGCTACGGCATGGTCTCTAACCCATTCGCGGATGGTACAGCTGCAAGCACACAAGGTGCACTTACTGCACAAACTAACCAGTACTACCGTTCGGTACGAGTTACAAACTTGTTCTAATAACAAGATCTCGGTTAACGAGACTACTTGGGGAGCCTTCGCGGCTCCCCTTTTTTATTGCTCCATAGCAAGTCTATACTGACAATAATAATCCCAGCCATATTCGTACATAGCATATGCAACAACTAATCCAATCCAAGGAATACTAAATGCAGCAGTCATCATTAAGTCTGCAAATAAAAACGCTGCTGGGTAATCATACCAACGTATCATTGAGCTTCAATTTGGCGTTCAGGTGTTGACATAACCGCCTCGGCAAACTCCATAAATTCTTCATTTTTAGCAGCTTCTTCCATTAGGTTTGAAGCATGATAAATCTTTGCTAGTTTGTTGAATTGGTTTTTTGGAACTCCAAGGTCTTCAAACATTTTAGTTGCAATATCTTTCTGTAAATCTTTTTCTGCTGATACACGTGTCATGCTATCCGACATTTCTCGTAAAGCACCTTGGATCACCTGCCGATCTTTATCTGTAATTACCGTAGGTAAGGTACTATTTGTTGATGTAGTCACTGTGGTCTCCTTTTATGAATGTTTTATAAAACTTGCTTTTCATTTCTTTGGTTAAATCTTTTCTTATCCAAGATCGGATTGGTTTATCAAACTGCAGATAACCGATGGTTGTTCCTGCAGGAATCCAATACTGATCTTCACGTTTGGCAAAAAATACCGGCATGTTAAAAGAACCAATATCGCCTTTCTTTAACCGAATAATGCCAGGACAAACGCGGTAGTGAACCATATTATCAATAAACGGATCTACGTATTGGAATTGGCAATCTTGATCTGCAAGCCAACAAACATCGTGTGAAAACTTAAGAACTATGCTTGTGTTTGATTTATCTCCAATCTGCTCTTCACTATGCATACTGAGATCCCAGAAGTTGTCAGCAGTTTTCCAAGTAAAGTCAAACTTATCTTCGTTAGCGGCATTCTTAAATATATCAATGTAGATATCAGATGGAGTTTTGAGCGCAATACTTTGCTTGAAAAAGTTAATGAACGCCGGGCAAGCTTTTGCTGTCCTACCAGAATTAGTAGGATCCGATCCCATGATCCGATCCCATTGATTGGCAATAAACTCAGTTTTTGTTTTAATACCACCTTCAAACATTGATAACTCACGCCACCATTTAGGCTGTTTGGTTTTTGCCTTTGTACCAAAATAATCATCTGGCTCAAAATGATGAATGCCGTCGTCTGACCACGTATAGAAAGTATTTTTCTGAAGACGTGATGATTTCAAATCCCACCATAGTTTCATTGACACAAATCCTCATATAAAGAAGTATACTTGCGATGCTCAGACTGATCTCCGCGATGGATTACAGTTTTATAGTTCACCAGCTTCTCGTAGCTTTGCTCGGATTTTCGTAGCTGAAATGTTGTGGATCTCCGAGCCCAGGTCATGTTCAGTAAAGGTATACCCAACCCCACGACCGTAGCTAATATCCACAATATTGGGTACGCATAAAATAATATATTCATATCCATTGTGATATCCTTCTTTTTCTAAACCTTTTTCTATATTTTCTACAACTTGCAGTTCGCCAAACGGATTGTCGTCTTGGGTTGCGGTTCTTCCGCCTCCCGCATCTTTTCCAACAATACCGCCAACATCACGTACCATTATAACAACTTGACCTGTAATTGTCAAGGCTTTTTTGAATAGTGCGGTATGGCCATCGTGCCAAGGTTGCCAACGACCGAGCATTTGCACAGTCGGTTTTTGATAATCAAATAGTGGCTTTTCATACATCCTTATTTACTCCAAATTTGATGTGTTTATACCATAGACGTTCATGACCATAATATAAAACGAATTTAATAATCAGATCAGCTACAAAAACAGCACCTACTGCTTTTGGAGGCAATCCAAAGTACCATGCAATTAAAGCCGTGGTAATACTCGCAATTATTCGCCATGTTACTGCTTTAGCTAAATGTCGCTTTCTTGTTACAACTTCACTCATTATGCTACATTATCCTCCATTGAATATACTGTTCTTACCATTTCCCCATCCTTAACTTTCCACAACTCAACTTCGCCGCTATGACGAATATATGCTCGTCCGCCGTCAATCATTTTTCCGTCAATGTGTAGACAGTCGTGATGCGATTGGCTATACCAATAATCACCGTTTCGGTCAGTAATCATTCCAAACTCGAGATCTTCAACTCTATCTGCATTTGTAATCATAAGATCAGACGTTGTCGGAGAGATATACAGTCCAAAGTAACGATTACCAAATTTTGGATGCGGTGTATGTCTATAAAAGATATCCATCGGCACATCACTTGCTGTAAGATCGGTTGAACATACGTACGAAATAGGGACACCATCTTTTTCAGAATAATGCTTACAAACCATATCAATATTTAATCTAGGTGCGTGCTTAATCATTTTCTATTCATCCAACTTTTAACAACTTCTAACAGTTGTTGATCTGTGTCATCAAACCAACCTGAAACGTGGTAATCGCATTTAGGTGGCACCTCAAACATTTTATTTGTATCTTCAAACCGACCTTCTGTAATGGTATTCATCCAAACTGTAAAATCTGGGTCAAATGCCAAACGTGCCTGTTCGGTTGGGCAAACAAAGTCTGTTACTGCAATCTTACCTGCGCGTACAACACCATCACTTAGATGACGCATACGTTGTGCTTGACGCATACGACCTTCAGGACTAAAATCCCAATCATCATAATGCTCGCGAACCTCGTCTGCGTTAATATGTACACCACCAATAAGATCTGCAAATGGCTTTGCTAAAGTAGTCTTGCCACTTCCAGGTAATCCAAAAATTAGAATTTTCATTCTTCATCATCTCCTACTTCATCTTCTTCTGTTATTGATTTTACCCATAGTGATATTGCAGAAGACACCAATAGTATTACAGCCTGAAAACCAATGATCCCTGCGATAAGACCATATCCTGCAGAATACGCATGATAAGCAATAAGTAATACCACTACCTGTAAGACACCGCGGCCAAAGTAATCTGATTGTCTTTCATATTCTTCTTCACCGATTTCGATAGTCAACTCAGGACTAACCAACGATGCCGCTCCTACAATAAAGACAAGAGTACTTAAGACCATCAAGGTAGCACTTAGTACCATATACTCAATCACTCCAGTTTGTTGATAAATGAACAGACTGACTGTATGGACGAGTGCCGCAAATACATAATTACCCAAAATTTATTCCTTTAAAAAGGAGATGGCTTACGCCACCTCCGCCATTTTGATTGCAACGTCAAGTGCGTCAACTTTACGCTTTGCGTTTCCACCAAACCATGCTGACATCATTCGAGTATCAGCAGAACGACCGAGTTTGTGGTCGGCCATATATGTTACGGCGTTGTAAGCATTCCACCATGAACCTGGGCGGAAGTTATCACCTGGCTGGTTTTCAACGAAATCCAACGCTTGTTCAGCAGTACGAGACAACAGTTTATCGTCACGAGTAGACTCACCGAATACTTTTGCCATAAAGCGCTTAAGAGATTCGTCGTTATATTTTTTAGATCCTAGGAACTCAGCAGCTTCTTTGAATTGCTCAATCTTATTGTGAGAAATACCAAGTGCTTGCTTAACCATTTCAGGGTCAAACTGCGAACGGTGGTTAATCTTAACACCTGTCATACCTTTTTCATTCAAGGCAACAGTCAAAGTGTTATTACATACAACACGTTCCATTACGAATTTGACATCAATGGATTTGCCGTACATATGTGGATTTGAGAACAAAAGATAACCTTTTACCTCATCTCCATTAAACAGTGAGAAACCATCACGAACATCAGCCATTGCCCAGACAAGGCGACCGTCTTTTAACGATCCTGCAGTATCCATAACCATATCTCCTGAAGAGACGAATTCTGTAAAGAAGTCAAAAGCATCGGCATTCTGAACAGGGTTCCAACCTTGTCCTACTTGCGTCAAAATTTGACCATCAGATGAACGAACAAGTGCTTCTTGACCTGTCTCGATCTGTTCTCCGCGATGGTTAATAAATGTTGGAACTTTTTCAACTGACCAATTAAGGCCTGCTGCGTCCATCATTTCTTGTGGAGTCATATCGTCTGATACAGGAGTACCAAGACCGTGCCAAGGGAGGCCGTTGCTTTCGCGGTATGCCATTTGAGCTTGACCGTTTACCATTTCTAATTCGTGTGCCATGATGTATTTCCTTTGTGTGATTTGATATATCTATAGTATATCATTTAAGAGTGTATGTCAATAGTTTTTTTCATTTAATTTGAAATTATGCTACAAGGTCCATTTCAACCATCGCCCAGCGGCGGTGCCAGTAAGAAGTATGTGTATCTGTATAAAGCCAGTCCTCCCCATCAAAGAAGTAAAGATAATCTGCACCTGCGTGGTTATCGCCAGACTGCAAGAATGCCTTTGGAGAATCATATTGAACAGCGGGATCGTTATGAACCGAATCAACTACGGATTCGTATAGATCAGCCTTAAGGCTTGAAAGGTAACCTGCTTCGCCAACAGCTTTTGCTTTTTCAGGAGTGTTGTAGTTATCAACAAGCATTTTACCATTGTAAGAAATGTAACCGTCGTAATGGCAATAAGTTGCTGTTACTGTACCGTCTTCGTTGCGGTTTGCGATCATTGATGAAGTACCCATAATGTAGTTCCTTAGTTGATTTCAATTTATAATACTATATTAATCTAAATCATTTGGAATGTCAATAGTTTTTTTCATTTAATTTCATATTTTTTTAGTGTACTGTATCTGAGCATGGAATGCAATCTATCATGTCGTGAGTATACTTTCCGTATCCTGATTTGAGGAGATCTATTACATCAACATATTTGTCTTCTGTTTTGACCGAAGCAACCTGCGCCAATGGCCATCTTTTTAAAGTGGTCTCGGCAAATATTGTTGCTTCTGATTTGTTTTCAAAAGAATAAGCTTTGTGACAACTAAAAACGTTGTCTTTAGACCACAGGACAAATACGACTCCTTCAGGGTCGAGTGATTCATCAACGTGAGTTCCTAAAAACACACCTTCTTTTCGGTCAAGGATCACATACCGCATTTCAACAATACCTCTCAGAATAAATTCTACTGGATATTTATTGAAATTTGGATAGATCAGATTACGCCGTCATATAAAACTCAGGTCCTTTATATCCTTCCCACCACGTAGGAGCAGGGCGACCTTTTTCCCATTTAGCAAAAGATTTTGCGGCATGATAATATTGACGGTAAGCTGTAACTGTATCTTCATTCATACACATAGGATAATGCTGCATTGCTTGACGGAATTTTGTTAGACCTATATCTGGTATATTCTGCGGCGGTCTAGCAAGTATTGATTTTAGTTTGTTTGCAGTCATATGAGTCTTTTTATACCTGTACTGGAATTCATCTATGAGGCCCAGAAAGTGGTTATAATGCCATTCATAATTTGCAGCAGATTCCATTGTCCAAACTGTGCAAGGATGGTGGTGGTGGACAGCCTTGTAGAGGACTTTCTCCATGTTAGAATTGTTATGTATATAGTACTTCACCATACGTTTGCCTGACTTAGACGGACGTAATTCCATCGTTCCATCAAGCATCCGGTGCGCAGTTGATAGCATCTGACCTGACTCAACAATCATCTTTGAGCAGTGCTTGTCACAAACCATCTGAGCTGCGGTTTCCGGATTATCATCAAGAACAAAGATATTCATTACTGAACCCAAACGTGGTTAAATTTTGCAGGGTAATTTTCGCAAGTATAGTTAAACCTTTCGTCATAGTTAACGACCTTAACACACTCGTCAGTTGCGTAACTAAAATGAACATCAGGCATTGCTGCCGCAGTAGCAAATGCGTACCCAAGGCCTCCGATGAGACCTCCTACGATAAGGACAGAAACAGTATAGTCAAATAAAGCTTTCTTAGTCATCTTAAGCTACCTTTCTTTTCAAGTAACGGCCTTTGCCGACATAACCAACTTTTTGAACTGCTGCTAAGGGGTTTGTTTCCTTACATTCAGCAAGGTAAGACTCAACAGTGTAGTTTTCAACCAAGCACTTAACCCAAGATTTCCAAGGCTTCGAGCCATACTTAAAACGAGCAATGAATTCAGGCTTTGCCTTGCCAACCCAGGAAGGGTGACAGTTAGGATGAACTTCTTCCATGTTACGAGAACCGGTATGACGGCCGCGATACATCAGGTACATTCCATCCCAAGTAAAATCGTTTACGTTAAATTTTGTCATAGTTGTTTCCTATTCATTTGATATAACTATAATAACAATAGTAAAACCAAATGTCAACAACTTTTTTCAGTTTTTATGAAATAATTTCATATTTTTTTAGAGAGTGCGTGGACCATCTGAAGTAAATTCCATACCTGACATATTTCCGACGTAAGTCTTGCCGTTCCAATACATCTTAATGCGACTATTCGCGATCCAGGCATCAAAGCTAACTTTTTCCTTGACGTTATCGCATTCTGCCTGAACTGTCTTTTCGGTTCGGGTACTCGTAACATCACAGGTTTGTTCATAATACGTTTTCACATCATTTCCTTTCCGAAAAATTCTATCGTAATTGTCTTTATATAATTGATTGTCTGAGACTCGGCTTGCGGAACCTTTTCCACCATGCCATTTACCGGCTTTCATATAACTCCTTATACTTTTTTCTTACCGAAACAAAATGCTCGAGGTAATCGTAAGTATTGATTTTAAAAACTTGTGATTCATGTCCATCAACAGCAATCAAGACAACCGCTTGCTTAATCGGTATACCTGTCTGTTCAAAGAATGCCGCGGCATAGAACGATGTCTGGATAAAATAGGACGTGATCCACTCCTCTTTCTTTGGCTTACGCGATGTCTTAAAATCAATA